CGGATCTCGACCATCAGGAAGTCGGGTACGTCATTCCGCCTTGCGCAGCGTTCACGAACTCGGCCGTGATCTGCGACGCCTCCCCGATGCTGCCGTCCAGTCCGTTGTAGTTCATCAACAGACCGGACATGAGGATCGCAGGGTTCGTCGCCGAACGAGCCGCGCTCGTGGGACGCACCTCGATCGTGACCGGGGTCGTCGAAGCGATGAGCGGCTGGAGAGTCGCGTGCACCTTCGCCGCGGCGAAGTCCTGGAAGAACGTCACCGTGATCTTGGCGTCACCGAGACCCTTCGTGACGGCCTTGGACGTGGCGCCGAAGGCGGTGATGTCGACCGAGTCACGGGTGTCTTCGGTGGTCACCTGGTTTGCATGGTCGGACAGTACGACGCCGTTCACGGCGACGTAGCAATCCGTCATGGTGAAGATCGCCATCTCTGGCTCCTGGATGTCTCGTGAACGGAACTGGGACTCCAGGCAGTACGGAAGGCCCGGCGCGCCTGGTGGCACCGGGCCTTCCTCCCCTCGGGGATCAGCCGAGGGTGTCTAGCTGAGGCGGTTACGCCTTCTTCTCGTCGGTCTTCTTCTTCGGTTCGACGCGTTCGATGTGGCCGCCCTGGATGAGCGCCTGCTCGATCTCCACCGGGTAGGCAGCCTCGATCTCGCTCTCCTGCTTGCCGGCGGCGAAGTTGTTGCTCAACACCCGGTACCTGCGGGGAACCAGTTCGAGAAGGCCAGACTTGAGGACGTCCTGCTCTTCGCTTGGCGTGAAGTCGCGCTCGAACACGCCGTCGGCGTAGGCAGCCACAGCAGCAGGGGTGAGTGCACGGTAGGTGTTGGTCATCTTGTCCTCACGGGGCCTGGAGCTTGAAGCAGCCGATGGTGACCGCCGTCGCGCTGTCGTAGGTGATCGTGCACATCCCGGTCGTGGTGTCCTTGAACAGCGCCGAGATCGGCCCGATGAGCTTGTCCCCGGTCGTCGCCGGGATCGTCACCGCGACATTCGTGTAGGTCACGTTCGGGTACGTCGAGGCGCTCGACGGGATCGCCAGGGTCACGATCTTCTGCGTACCGGTGTTCTTGACATGCAGGTAGATGTCATCACCGACCTCGCACGCGTCGCCGCCACCGGCAGCAGCCACGTACGACGGCGTCACCCCCGCCCGGGTGATCGGCTGAGTGGTGAGGGTTGCCATGGGGTTCTCCTAGGACAGTTGAGCCTGGTAGGTGACGGTGAACACGACCCGGACCTTCGCGCCGGCTGTCGAGATGTTCTGGAAGTACCGCAGCGACGTGACGGAGGAGACCATGACCAGGCCACCCAGGGTCGGGTCCGAACGGACCGTATCCTCAGCGGTGGACAGGATCGTGTTCGCTTGTGCCCTCACCGTCGCGATGGAGGTTTCACCACTCACCACCACGACAGCACAGGTAACGTCGGCGGCCTCCTGCTTGACCTTGTTGAAAACCATCCACGTCTGCTGCGCGGACGCCACTTCGATGTCGTCGGTGGGGGTGTCCCCGTCGGAGGCGACGAACAGCCACCGCGGGGACGCGTCGGCGTTCGCCTGCGCACTGTCGACCACCTGCACGTCCGGCAGGACTCCCTGCCACAAGGCGGTGAGCGCCAGGATGACGGCGTCGGTCTTGGTGCTCACGCAAACCCCGCCGGGACACTGTCGGGTTCGAGGAGGGAGATCGCCCTGTACGGCACGAGATACCCCGAGCCGGTGACCACATAGCCCCTGTCGTCGCCTTGGATGGAGGGGAGGTTTCCCAGCTGGGTTTCCCAGTTGTGCTTGACGATGATCTTCGCCGCCAGGGTCCAGTTCGCCTTCACGAACGACCTACCCACGGTGTAGGTGATGTCCATGTCCCCGTACGGGAACACCCCGCCCGACTTGAGCGAGATCACGCCCGTGTCGGTGTCGACCGCGACATCCGACAAGGTGATCGGGGAGGACCCGTCCGAGACGAGAGTGATCGCGGTGACCTCGGTGACCTGCGTGTGCGGAAGAGCGATCTTGGATCTGTAACCGCAGACCCTGCGGGTGTGGGTGCGTTTCACGATCGGCCCCACATAGGACTCGACGATCTCCGTCGCCGCCTCGAGGTACTCCCGCAGCTCGTCGTCGTTGACCGTGGTCGCGCTGTTCAGGTGCGCTTTCGCGTCCGCCAGCGACAGCAGCGACGGGGAGACGGTTTCGCGGACCTCGAACACATCCTGGTAGGCGGTGTTCGGGCCCTGGGTGACGAACCGCCACGCATACCGCCCCACCTGCAGCGGAAGGTACGTGTACCGGTACAGACCCGTCGAAGCGGGAGGGTTCGCGACCGCCGGGGACTCAGTCGTCCCGTCAGGGAGAGTGATGGTCAGAGTGACCGTGGACGCGTCCGTGAGCACGTTGTTCGCGTCTTTGACGTCGACCGCGATAGGGACGGAGTCGGACAGGTCGTACACGTCACGCTCCTGACGATGAAGGGACAGTCATGTCGCCGGCGGACGCGGAAGAGGCAGACCCGGATCCGGCGGAAGCCGTACCGAACACCACCGGCGGGATCACGGTCCCGGCGATCACGGCAGCGAACCCGAAGATTCCCTGACCGGAACCTGTCGTGGACCTCTCGCCGGTCACAACCGCGGCGAACCCGAAGCTTCCGGTTACCCCGGCGATGACGCGAGGGCGGCCGAGCGCGGACCCGGTGAAGCCGAATGATCCTGCCGCGGTTCCGGTGGCGCGAGGCTGGCCCTGCGCCGCAGCGGTGAAACCGAACGAACCGGCCGCAGTGCCAGTGACCGGAGGTGTACCGGCGAACCCTTGAGCAGTGCCGGTGAAACCGAAGACCGCGACAGCCACCGCGACGACTTCCGGCACCCCTGCAGCAGCAGCAGCGAAACCGAACGAACCCGTGGCGGCACCGACCGACCTGTCGACTCCTGCCGAAGCGCCGACGAACCCGAAAGCCGCCGCCGCTACACCCAGAGCACGATCCACACCGGAGGCCGAGGAAGTGAACCCGAACACCCCGGAGGCGGACCCTGGCGTCCGCGCGACACCGTTCACCGAACCGGTGAACCCGAACTGTCCCGCCCCCACACCCGTGACAGGGGGTGTCCCCACCGTCCCCGACGCAGCGCCGGTGAACCCGAAAGTTCCGGTGGCCTGGCCCACAGATCGGTCCACACCCGCGGCGGAACCAGCGAACCCGAACGAACCGTTCGCGGTGCCGGTGACCGTCGCGCCGCCGGAGGCCACCTTCAGAACACCGAGGAAACCCTTGAGGAAGCCTGAGATGTTCGTGGTGGCGGAGATGCTGCCGGTCGACCCCGCAGCGACCGCATCACGCGAGTCGAGCGTGATCACGTCGTTGTCGACACGTTCGGTGTAGTTCGTCGGCGGTGTCCACGAGGCGCCGCCGGCGAAGTTCGTCCAGAACCCCACCGAGTCACCGTCAGCGGCAAGTGGGGTGGTCTCCACCGGGAGGGTGGTCGCCGCGGCTCCGGATTCCGCCGTGCCCACCGTGCCGTCGAACGGATCACCGGAAGAGATACGCCCAGTCCACAGACCCGCCGCCGCGGCACGCCACGCGCTGCCCGTCCAAGTGAACGTCCAGGTACCTGCGTCAGCCGCGGTCAGACGCTTCCAGAACACGTGCAGCCCGCCGCGGGACGTCGCCGACGTGGTGAGCGCGGCCTTCTGCGTCCAGGTCCCGTCAGGCGGCGTGACGGTAGCGGTGGATTCCTTGTAGATCCCGACAACCGCGATGTCCCCCGAGGCGGCCCCCGCAGGGACCGGAACAACTGCGCTGGTCCCGCTCGTACCGTCAAGCAGGGACGATGAGCGGAACGCCATGACTCACCTCGTCTCAGACGTCGCCGAGGACTCCCCACATCGGGCGCAGGCTGACTCGGAAGTCCTTCACCGAACCGAGGGCCGCCGCGCCGGTATAGATGTTGTTGAGCTGCACCAAGTCCGCCGCGAACGTGCGCAGCGCAGTGACCTCGCCGGTGGTGTATCCCGCGCCGGTCAACTGCTGGTCGGTGAACGAGTCGAGTTCGGTTTTGAGCTGGACAGCGCGCCGGAAGTTCCGGTTGATGTTCTGCGCCAACTCACCGACGACGTTGTCGACGGAGTTCTTATCCTTCGGGTAACCAGCCATTGAATGCCCCCAGCAATCG